GGGCAATGAACCTACGGCGGTACTTTCGAAGTCTTGACCGTAACTTTCGGTGCCCGGCTCAAAATGCCACAAACCTTGGTTGTCGGTCATGTCGATCGGTGTAGTGGCTTGATTATTGGGGTAAGGTGTCAGAGCGTTAGCGATTGAACCGCCGGGTATGACTTGCCAAACCCAATGGTAATAAACCGCACCCGTTGAGCCTGTCCCGTCAAAGGTGGTCGGAATGGCCACGATGCCGGTGATATTTGGGACGACTGCGCTAGGTAGCAAAGAGGCAATAGGGCCAAAAGCCGTATATATTTGGGTTATTTCTGCAACGCTTAAAGCTCTATTCCAGATAGCCACATCGTCCAGTCTTTCTGCAAACCCCTCACCATAAGAGTCGCCCCCGATTTGTGCGATCGCAAAGGTGCCGGGCCATGTTGGAGTAACGGCTCCAATTGCCGACCCGTCAACGTACAACGTAAAAGTACCCCCTGATCCCACTACAACATAGTGGTGCCAACCAGTATAACTTGCTGCTAATAAAGCCGTGCCCGTGCTAGAAAAAGCTGTGTTAGCATAGGTTCCGGCTAAAGCCGTTGTAACTTCCGTGATAAAATGCATGCCACCACTACCACCGCCTACTCCATTGTAGAAGAGTGTTCGGTACGCCGAATCAGGGCGCAGGTTGTACGCCCAACCCATCGCGGTGAACGTGGATGTATTTGGTGTCGGTGAAGCTAACGAAACGTACGCCGCAACAATTGCAAAGTCCCAGCTGTCCCCAAATTTACCTGTTCCCAAACCAATGGACACAGAATTAAAAGTAGCCGGATGGTTTCCCATCGTATCTGAGGTGTCATTGCATTGGTAATAAGCCTGAAGATCGGTTATAAGAGCCATTCCTTAGCCCCTTTATCGCCTGAAAAAGTAAACACTACCGCGCGTTGCAGCGGGCACATCTAGCCAAACGAGCATAGACATGTATCGGGTACGCACTGGAAAAGATACCATATAGGGCCCCGGCACCGGGGTGGCCATTTCTCCTAAGTAGGGGACGATCGTAGCAATGCCCGTCGCGGTATCAACGGCTTCAGTGTTGATCGTGGTCCAATCGCCGAATGCTGTAACGTCCGGCGAAGCTTTACCGCTTGCCCGGCCTAAGACGCTCATTTTAGCGGCCCCGGCGAGTGTCGTAATGTCGACAATTACGTCGATAAATTCGACCCCTAAACAGTCGATTAAAATTGTTTGGGCCTCAACATCAGAGGGAGCCCCGGCAAAGTCCGCCGCTGAGCGGTCAAGGGCTAACTGATTAACGCTATCAGATCGTGGGCTCATTATGTCACCGTCGGGTAGAGGTCAAACGACTGGAAACTGATAGAAATTGTATCTGGGTCGCCTTCGCTCACACTTCCGGTAACGTAGCAGAAATCACATTGAACCGTATGATTCGCGCTATCTCCATGCACAAGGCCCGCAATTTCCCAGAGGATCGAAACGGTGAAAACTTCACCATTTGCGCCCATAGTGCTTGTCCAACCTGTGGAAACCGCGCCGGACTGGGTGAAAATTTCCATAAGCGTTACGTCTGTAGCGTCGGACACGTCGCGTAAATAGGCGGTGAAACTCCCCGTCATTGGCTGATCGTCTCCTAGACGAATAGAAGGGTTCCCCGCCGGGAATCGTCCACGGTCGAGAAAATTATTTACCGTCGGCCCCGGTATTTCTAGCGAAAGATCGCCCGCTTCGAAAGCGACTGTGTAAGTGTTTACACCCCCGAGATCGCTAAAAGTTAGGGTTCCGTCTCTTTTCGTCTTCACAATTAGCGATTCAGCCATTTGATTTAGTCCTCTTTATTGGCTTTTTTAGCCGCTTTTAAAGGTTTGTGGTAAGTCTCGCCCGCAAGGGCTAAAAGGTGTGTAGCATTGGCGATCGTTTTTTGGTCTTCTAACGTGCGTTTTTTATACACGTCGCCGGGCTTCCAGCCCAACTTTTTCAAAGCTTTTTTAGCTTCGTCTAGTGTCATTTTGATCCCCGCCGCGTGAAATACTTGTTTAGCCGTTCATAGAAGTTTTTTTCTATCTCCGGCGTTGCCGCAATAATAGCACGTTTTATAATACCCGGTGCAATAGGTCGCCGCAAAAGCCCGTCCCCTTTCGCATAAACCCATCCCGCGTAAGCGTGGCCCTTGAGACGGCCACGGAGCGCGGGCGCATCGTTAAAAAGGACAAAAGTAACCTTTCCATTTCCCCTGCGGACCCTTTCAAAACCCCATTTTGCGCGTGAGACTCCAGTATCTACCGGCCAACCCCCTTCATCTTCGGGGCGTTTGATCTCTTTTAAAAGTTTCCAAGCGGCGGAATTTAAAGCGTATTCCATAGTCCGCCCGACTTCTTGCCCGTTCGACATTGTTTCAAAAGACCTTTCAATCTCTTCAAGGTCACGTACAAAAGGGTTTTTGGTCGCCATTAGGTCAAAACCAAGCTTTGCTCTACCGAAAACTCAATATCTGTTAAGACGTATTCACCGGCGGTCGTTATCGTTCTACGGCTTCGGTTATACAAAACCCGGTAGGTGGGAAAGCTTGCTTGCACCAGCATCGCCTCGATTATCGCCTCTTCTACGTCGATCGCGTCCCGGTATCCTTCGATCTGGTTATTTGGAAAAATCCGACATAAAAGGCTAACGCTTAAAACGTGACCTAATCGCATATGCCCGGCTGGCTGGCGGTCCCTAAATTTATCAGTGTTTTCTGTTTGCATCGTCACCGTGAAAACTTTTTCTGTGATCGTGTTAGGTATGTTTTCAGGTTGTACGCCAGGCGGGGCAAGCTTTAAACCTAGCCCGGCGATAGCTTCAACGGCTGTGATCGTACTGGTCACAACTTGCCGCATTACTCCCACGGCTCACCCCTCACACGTCCCCAAGCGGGCGGCGGCTCACCTAACCATATCGAAGGGCTAGCGGCTTCCCGTTCGTTATCTTCGAGCGCGTCGTCTTGGTTTCGGTCGTAGCGAAACTGGACGTTATCCCATTCTTGTAGATATTTGTCAGCGTACATGTCGGCCAAATCATGGTAACGCCCATCACCTACAAATGTAATCGCATCCCTAAAAACCATTTCAAGGCTTTTAAATACGTGCATATCAAAAAGGGCGTAGCTATCTAAGATCAATTCTGGGCGGCGGCCTTTCTTTAATAGGTCACGGTTCAAAATTTCCCATGCAAGGTTGATATAGCTAGAAAAATCGGGAAGCGTAGGCGGTCGAATATCCGCTAGCCGTGCGTGGCGTGCTATCAAATCGCTATCTGTTACCATGGGGTAAAGGATAGAGCGCACCAAATGCCCCGACCGTCTAGCGGTTACGGTAGTGGTCCCCGCTGTTAGGGTCCAAATTTCCATCATCGTATCACTAAAACTTAGGGCCGAAGTTGTTGCCGAGAGTAAATCAAACGTTGCCGAATGGGTCGGGCCGCCGAAGGTTGTAGCGGCTACGTTATCAAGTAAAACGGTAGTGCCTTGTTTTAGCGTCAAGGTTGCAGCGGTCACCGTTCCCACAATAGCCGCGTTGTTTTCAAACCAAGTTACGTCTAAGGTTTGATCGTCTCCCCGTTTGATCATGCGTGGGAGTCCTTCGGGTGCGCTAAATTTAAAAGAGGTGCCCATGCTTTACCACCATTGATCGAGAAGTGTATAAGTAAACTGTGTCCACGTTGGGTGGTGCTCTATTTGTTTATGGCATAAATCCATCATAGCGCGAAAACCTGCGCTTGTAGCGTGCACTTGGCACCCTTCAGACCATGACCCCACCCGCGTCGTAACTTTTTCGTCTTCGTAGGGGTTCATTGAACTAGCGTGTATGTTTATTCCAAACCAACCCGTTTCGAGCGTCGCCGGGTCGAAGTCGAGGCGGTCGTCTTTTGTGTCGTCGCGGTAAACCGTCACGGGGTTTTTACCCCGTTCGACTAAAGCCGCGTATTTTGTCGACCCGTGTAAACCGATAACGTAGGCCGATTTGTACTGGCCGGGGGCCAATATAGCGGCCCCCTTTGGATTTTTTGTAGCCAGCTCCCCGTTTAAAGTGCCGGGGTCGGTAGTGGCGGGCCAATACTGGACGCGCCACGTCCGGCCATCGAGGTAAGCGCACCCGATAAGGTCGTCGAATTCGTTAGCGGTGCGGTTTTTAGAACGTATCCCGAAAAGGTTTAAATCGTAGGGTCCACCGTCAAAAACGGCGTAACCTAGTTTTTCAATTTGTTCTAATACAACTGGCCGCACTTTATTCTTCCCCCCCGCCCAACTTACCTTCGGCTTTAAGCTTCTCGTAAACCTTTTGGACCATAGGCCGGAGCGTACCCCGAGCGATAGCCCCGATAATAATCCCGTCGACGGCTTCGAGGGCGACACTAATAAACATAGGGAGGCCCTTCCACTCTAAAAATTCATCTGCGCGCTCGGCGAGTTCGTCGATAACCTCACGCATTTTCTCTTCACCGGGTAAAAGGTCCCCCGCAATTTCGAGAATGAGGTCTTCGGCGAGCGGCTCCAGTTTGGACCACTTAATACCCAAAATAGGGCCACGTTCTTCGCGACGTTTGGCGCGTCGCTCTTTTCGTAGGGCGCGTTTTTCGTCCGGCGTTAGTGTCTGGCGTTCTTCTTTGCTCAAAAGTGGCATGGGGTTTCCTTGTAAAAAAGCCCCCTTTCGGGGGCGTTAAATTATTACGAGCCGTCGTAAGCAACCCACGAACCGGCGATCCGCTGATAAAGCGAGTCGGTCGCGTTGGTGCCATCGTTGCGTAAATAGATGGAACCGTCGGCCACAACCGCAGAAGGGACACCGGCACCGCTCAAAATTTGAGGGGTTGAAATGTCGCTTTGCCGGGCTGTGGATTTAATGCCCAGGCCGACCATTGAAAGCGCACCTCGGTAACGTTGTAAAAATAACATAGGATCTCCTATGGCGGTCTAACCGCCGTTATTGTTTTGTTTCCGGGTATACCTTACCGCAATTGTCCGGGCTTGTCTCTGCGCGTCGGTGTAGGTAATCGTGCGGCCTTCTTTTTTGCTCTGATCACGAAGCTTTTTGGCTACGTTATCGATTGCGCGGCGGGTGTTTTTTTCATTAGACATCAGCTTTAACCTTGCGCGGTGCTCTTTTACGCTTCGGGGCCGTTGTCTTTTTGGTCGCTTTTGCTGTTTCGATAGCTTCTTTTTTAGCTACGGCCTTTTCGATCTCTTTAGCAATAGCCGGAATGTGGGCGTTTTTAATCTTCCGACCTATCCGCTTTTCTAAAAGTGCGATTTTAAAATCTAAGGCGTTCGGGGCGGGTTGGGCGATTCGACCACTTTCTAAAAGGCTTCGTCGGTAGTCGTTGTAACCGTCCAGATCGCTTTCCCAAATGACCTTTGCCCGCTTGCCGTTACCAAGCTTTCGAGGTGAACACCATTTATCGACGAAAATCGAGCCACTAGCCCCGGCGTATTCTCTTAGATATCCATCAGGTCCGGCGGTGTCATTTGCTAAAAATGTCCAACCTTGATCCATAAATGAAGCGCGGGCCGCGCCTGAATCAATACCACCACCAGGGGAATGTCTAACCCCATTTAGGCCGGGCATGAGTTGAAACTGTGTCAGCATAGGGAGCAATTCCCAACCTTGGGACGTTTCTATAAGGTCCCATTGATCGCCGTGGTGCATGAAAATAAATTTAGGTCGGTTGGGTGAAAAAAGCTTTTCGGTTTCAATTTTGCCGACGGTTTTAGCTTCGAAAGTCTTAGCCATTGTTTAGGGTCCTTTAGTTGGGGTTTTTAGTTGGGAGATTGACACCCCCCAAAAGAACCCTCCAAAACCCCATAAGGAATGAGCTTTGAAGGGTGTCAAAATGGGGGGGCTATCAGGTGCCGTCTGTTCGAATTTGGACACCGCGTGCGGCTTCAATTACTGATAGGCCGACATACGCTGAGCCGACGATCTGCGTAGTAGCTTGAGCCGCCACACGTTCAAACTCAACGACCACCGCACCGTCTGGAGAGGTTACAAAACCCCCAAGCGGGTTAGAAGCGGTCCCGGTTTTGTAGCCTAAGCAACCATAGCCGTACATTCCACCGTGGGCATCTCCAGCACCGTCGACGATAACCTTGTCTGAACGGTAGATATCAACACCCAAAAACGACCCTTGGAAACCTTGGCCGCGAATACGCAATGCTTCGGCGGTGGCTGGCATAAAGGAAACCGCACCGGCTTCACCTCTGAGGCTTTCTTGGAAATTACTCCATTGAACCGGGTTGATCATGGCGTAAAAATCGCCGGGGACGCTTGCGGTTTCTAGTGCAAAAATCGCATCGTAGAAGTCGTCGACGGTCATATCTACGCCCGCCGCGCCTACAACCGTTGGGAGGGTGTTAATTGCGGTGGCTGCAAGAACGTTAAAATATTGGTCGTAGGCACCGACCATAGACATCGCTAAACGCATTGGGTCGACATCTTGAGCAAGGCCAGTAATCAAAGCAAGGTCGGAAATATCACGGCGAATAGCCGCCCGGCCTACTGCGATTTGCGCGCTTGCATCCGCTAAAGCCGTTTCAGCTACTGCGGCAACTTCGCCCACAGAAACCATAGGATCGAAACCGTCTAAGCCCGCATAACGAATAGTACTAGCCGCTGCGCCGGTTCCGTTGATAGAACCGAGGTTAATGATAGAACCGTTAGAGCGCATGCTCATTTCATCGTGAAGGATTACCCGTAGGGCCGCATCGAGTGCTGTGGCTAGTCTCAAGTCTGGAATTAGGTTTGCATTAGTGATAGGCATGGTTAAAGCCCCCTTATCGCCATTTTAAGGCGTAAAAAAGTTAGTTTTTTTTTCATTTTGCCTGAACACTTTTAACGACGTGACCCGGTAGGCATAGCGAAACAATAGCACGAAAAAAATAAAATAACAAAAAACACAGAAAAAGCCTTGCCTAAGTTATCAGTGGTGATTACATGTGTGTGTGTGGGGGGGAGATACCCGCCACACAAGGAGCCAACATGTTTTACATCACAAACCTCATTAACGAGTTTCCTAAAGCAATCGAAGCACTTGCAGCCAATGGCTACACGTTCACTTTCAAGCCGTCAGAGAAGCTCGGTAGCATATACCGCGTTGGAGCGATGGCTCAGGCTACTAACGGTGTTTGGAAAGTTACCCTAGAACTTAACGGATGCATGAGCATCTTTACTGTAGACGGTGAGCTTGTATTCGGCGGCGACCTAATCGGCGACGATGTAACGGGCGCGTATGCTGAACTCATCGCCCTTGTGTCTGAGGCTCCTAAGTCTCCCGAGTTTAAGGCGGGCGTTGCTGCTTCTAAGGAAGTAAACACAGCTATCCGTAACAACCCACATCGTGAGTCTTCAGACCTTAATAGCAAGCTGGAGTGGGCCGCTGGCTGGCTCTTTGGTTACGATGGCTTAGAAGGTCGTACAGGCTACCTAGCTGCCCGCGTTGCAGCGTACGCAACCTACAACTACAGCAACGGCTGGGACGTGGTCGTCGAGTGCAGAACAAATAAAGAACTAGCGAGTATGCTCAACGATGAGATGACTATTGAGGAAGCGGTTACCTTTATAGCGGATGAGTTCTCAATTTAACCAAAAACCGCCCCCGCAAGGGGGCAAGGAGAAGACATGAACCTCATTAAGAAACACTGGGCAAAACTCACAACTCTACAACGAACCATAATAAACCATTTAAATGCTGAAACGTGGACAATTATCGATGCAGAACACAACCATTCTTCTACTGTTGAGCTTGTACGCTTGGGGCTAGTGGAAAGAAATATTGACGACCTTCGTAAATTCCGGCGCGCCAGCAAAAACCAAAAGGAGATACACCATGGGTGAAGATGAACCAGAGTGTTGTGATCAGTGTGATAAAGAAAATGTGGATTTATTTTCTTATTATGGCTCGTGGATTTGTGCGGAGTGTTGCGCCGAAGACGACGGAGATTTTGTAGAGTTTATGGAATAACAAAAACCGCCCCCGCAAGGGGGCAACATTAGAGGGAAAAATAATGTTAAGTACACAAGTTAAAATTCAAATTGATACTGACTACGCTATAACTATCACCGCCCCGAATTTAGAAAATAGCGACTACACGCTGGAATTTTTTAGTGAGCTTGGCCAAGAAATGGCCATTGAAATAAATAGAGAACAACTTGAAACGTTTATCGTAGCCTTTAAACGTATTTCGCTATTAAGCGACTTTCAAAACCTAAGCGTTTAAAAACCGCCCCCGCAAGGGGGCTTTTTTTTACTTAAAGTTGCGGGCGGTGTATCCCCACGCGCCCGCGATCTTGCCATAGTTGGCTTTCAGTTCGTCGATCGTCATCTTTTGGACGCTTTCCGGTGTAAACTCACCGCGCGGGGGCGGTGCTGTCTTGGTCCCGGTGTTGGGGCTAGGTGGGATATTTGCCGCCGGGTGTGTCGGTTTGTTTAGGTGTGTTTTTAAAATGCCGTCTTCTTGCCCGGCGGTGGTTAGCCATTCTTTAAAGTTTTCCGCCCCGCTTTTTTCAAAACGCCATTGGGCCAGCTCCGCTAAATCTGGGTCACTTATCCCGGCCTCGTAAAGTGCGCTTTTTTGCGACCATGTAGCCCGCTCACTTTCGATCGTAGTGTTTAGCTCGTTATGTCTAGTTTCCCAAGAGCCCGCCGTTTCAATAGCCGCTTGGGCTTCGGCTAATTGCGCTTCGAGGGTTTTTACTTGCTCTATTTTTTTTGCGAATCGTTCATAGGGCACCGTTTGGCCCTCCGGTGCCGCTTTTTCAGGCGTGGGGGTTGGGGTTGGGGCGTTTTCGGTTGGGGTTTCTTCTGACATGTTTTTTATCTCCTATACTTGGAACCGTGACCGCTCTAGGGCGATACGTTCCAACTCTCTACTAGCGGTGTCGCGGCTTACGTTGTGAATCATCATATATAAATCTACAGGTGAGGCTACGCCCATTTCACTAAGGCTCTTCCACTCTTCGACGGCTTGCTTTTTCTCTTCACTCGATAAAGGCGCGCCAGGGTAGTTTATTTCCCATCCTGATTCGGGTAGGTTTGAACCCGTGGCTCTATTCCAAAACGCCGCAATTTTACTAAGCGTCTCTAAGTCGCCGCGTCGAAATTGCGGTTCTGCCCTCCGTTGGGCGTTTCTGACCCCTTCTTTACTAAGAGATATGGCATAACCGCTCCGGGGGGAACCGCCCAACCGTGCTAGGTCGGTTTCGCTTATGCCAAAGTCCATAGACAAGTCGGCGGCGTAAGCTCGGATAGCTTCGCCCAGGGCTACGGGGTCGGACCCCGCTTGGAACTGGCCGATAATCGGGTTGGTGTCGCTGGACGGCTCGAAGTTTAAAAGGCTCGAAGGGTCGGTCGGGATGTACGCCATATTTCGCGCGGTGTCCGTTGTGGAAAGTCCACCGGCGGGCCTTACACCTACGGCGTAGCGTTGCGGCCAACTTGAGTCGCGTACACAGTGTTTCCAAAAAGTCCAGAGTGTGGCGACGGATAAAGTACCTCCAATTATCTCAAAACCAAAATAAGGGGAGAAAAGGTGGCCGGTCCTTTGAGCATGGTAAAGCGTATACGGTAGACAAGGTATGCCCTCACAAGAATAGGGGTAATTTTCTCCAACGAGGCCCCCGTCCACACCTAAAAAACGGCCCGAAAGGTCTTCGGTACCGTCTTTGTTTAAGATGCGAAAATAGGGCTCTCCCTCGATGCTGCATACGTCGCGGGTCCATTCATATTCATCGTCAATTAACCGCATACGAAACTCTGTAATTTTCACCGGGCGGTCGGGCTCTTCAATATCCGGTTCGGCTAAAATCATGTCTGGGGATACGACCCGAACGGATAACCGGGGGCTCCCGTCTTCGTTTCGTGTCATACCTAGACGGTAGAGGCCCTCCCTTAGACCCACGGTGATTTGTTGTAGGTGTGGCGCGAATTGCCATAAGCCGCCCTCGTTTACAATGCGTGTCAGCTCTTCAGCGGCTCCGGGCTGTTCGTGGCTTATTACCGGGGCCGCATCAAAAAGAACGCTTAACTGGGATACCACGTTGCGGAATACATTTTTACTGGTGTCGTATGTCCCCCAAGAGCGAAGGCGGATAGGTCCAATCTCACGGGTGATATATTCCTCTAAATCTGGCCCCCATGCGCCCGTTAATAGGCGGTGCCTTAATCGGCTGTGCTCGATTCTTTCGCGATCATAGTTGTCTTCGGGTAGTGGCGGGCTGTAAATATCATCTTGCATTTGTGGTCATCTCCCCGTGGGTATCGAATCGGAGCCTAAAGTAACCTTTTTTATTAGAAAGGATATAACTACTGGCGTATCTCATAGCGTCTAAAGGGTGTTTTAGGTCTTCCTCATGTCCTTTAAAGTGCTGTAAACTGTGGATCAATGTTTTACACCGGGGGTGCACGGTCAGATCACCTCGGCGGAAACAGTAATTTATCAAACGGCTACCATACATGACGGACCCTCGACCCTTTCGGGCCGATCGTATCACGAAAGGCAGGGTTTTTGTTTTCGTTTGCCGTCTAATCGCATCCGCTAGAGCGTCGTTAACTTTAATACCGCCGCCACCTTTGCCCGTGGTGTTGATATCCCCGACGGCTAAATCCACTTCGCGTGGGTGTATATTGTGACGGCCCAACATTTCTAAAATGCCCGCCGCGTCTTCGTCTGGGTCTGTGCGTTTTGTGTTACGGTATTCGTCAATCACCCAAATTTTAGGAAACTCCCCGTCAACGTAAAGCATCAAAAGGGCGGCCTCTTTACCAATACCTTCGCCGTGGTCAATACCCAGGGCGATTTTTACGCGGCCCTGTGGCATGTCTTCGGTAACGGAGAGCTGACTAAACCCCTCGAAAAACCTATCCGCACTTTCCCCAAACCAATGGCCGTGCATCCGTTGCGGCCTTTCGTGGGGTAAGTATTTATGCTCGATACCGGCTATTTGTTCCGGGCCTAAGTGGGGGCAATTTTCCGGGGTAAGGTCAAAACGGTGGTCGGATAGTCGGCCCTCTTCTATTTCATCGATAAGCCAATCCACCGGGCGGCCTATAGGGGTCATCGTAATATATAATGTGCCTTTTTTTACGAGTAGACGCGCTAGCAATTCTGAATAGAGGTTTCTGGGTGGAGGCTCGTCGATCCATACAAAATCGAGCGCGGCGGCACCGTGGGCGATACTGTCTTGCCCTGCGGTCATTATCGAGCATAAGCCCCCTCCAAACTCCTTTTTCAGCTTAATCTTTGCCCCGACGTATCCGCGTTGGTCATTAAAATCAAAACCCTCTACCATCCAACTAGGCAAGATCTCATTTATTCGCCGCTGGACCTCTACCGATTGCGCCCACGAATATGTAACCACGCGCCCACGCACGGGGCCTTTTTTAACTTCGCGCCATGGGTGCTCGCCGGTCATAATCCAAAGCATTTCGCGCGCACCTGCGCGGGTTTTTCCCCATTGGTTGCCAGCTCGCAATAACTTCTCTTTAGAAGGGTCCGCATGAAATAAAGGAGCACCAGCACCGACGCGGTAACGCTCAAAGCGTAGAGGGTCGCGGCGTATTTCTTCGGCCAACCTTAAAACGTCTTCGTTTCGTGTTGTCATATCTTCCTAGGGGTTTTTCACACTATACCCCATTTACAGCAAAACCACCCGCAGCACCCTCTAGCTGAACACCTACCCTCCGAACTGGGGTA